GAACGGTTGGGTTAAGTTATGATTCGTGAATCATTTGAGGAATTGTTTGAGCGAGAAAAAGAAATAACCGTTGATTATATCCAAACAATCTCTTTAATAATACTCGCAATATGTTCTATTATCGTAGGATTATTCGTATGATAAAACAACGAGGGTTTTTTTTAACGCTTGAGAGTATTTGTGATGAGATTAACAAATCGCAATTAAGCATTGATAATCATTTAGAGGCGGTTTACGATTACGAAGGCGATATGCCTATCAGAATACTTGTGCATGATAACCCACTAACACATCAGATTCAATTCTCAATTGATTCTAAGCAAATGGTGGTATGTGGAAGGAAATACATGGCTATATGGTCTGACGACAAGCAAATGCGAATGCCCCTTCAACCCTTGAAGGCACAGGCATACAAACCACCACATCTCTTAACCAAAGAGCAATTGAAAGGTATTATCACTAACTATTACCTTGCTTTAATTGAAGAATGGTATATTCCAACACAAGACCAGCCGATCTTATTCAAGATGAATAGAGAGTGGGCTATCAAGTCAAGAGATAAAACACGGTCATTTTTAGAGCAAAATCAATTTGAAAATGATTTATTTCTTAACTTTGCAGAACCGCGAGAAAAAATAATTGCCTCGCAGTAAAGCGGTTTTGCTAATTCTTTTTTTACTTCAAAGGTAGTTAAGGAAACCTAACTAATCTTACATACCTTTGAAGAAATAAAATAAATAAACAACAGGCTCGCAGTATCACGGTTATTTCTTTTTTGATTTTAGCGGTTTGTTGAAACAATTAAGAAGGGGAGAAAGTGGCCGGATATATGGCGAGTAAAACGAATAGACGATTTGTGGCTTCTGTTTGGAGTTATTTAGAACGAAACGGCGAGGCTACCACATCAGAAATAGCAGATTATATGATGACTAACGATAGAACGAAATTCCACGCGAGGCGTGAGAGATTAGGTGCGGTGCTTTCAAAATCTATATTGTTTGAAAAGGCGGGTGTTGTGAAAACGATAAACGCATCCGGCAATAATTCAACAAATGTCGTATGGAAATCAAGATCGTTAAAAGAAATCGTGGATAAAGCAATCAAGGGTAATTTGAATAGTGATAAATTCCCTAAATTTTTCAAAGAAGCAATAGACAGAAGGAGAGAGATGAATGACCGTGAAAATTGTTGAATACAATCCTAATACTCCGTTCCCGTCTAAAATGATGGTGTTTGCGGATTCGACAGATGGCTTCGCCCCGTTCTTAGCGGGTATGTCTATGATAGGTAAAGACGAGGTATCAGAACCCGACCTTCGTATATTCTATTCCGGCACAGACGGGCAGACAGAAAATACAATCCCCGAACCTATGCCTATCGAATGGATGGGTTATTATGTTGAGAGCCGAGAAGGAGAAACCATACTTCTATTGAGGGTCGCTGGCGGTGATGTGTCGTGGGATAATGTCTTTACGAGTATTACCGCTTTCATGGATTCTAACTTGTCTTCGGATCTTGAAACGGTAGTGGTTTGTTCATCAATTATCTCAAGCACCTTTGCTAATACATTGGGTGAAGGAGAAATATGTATGTATGATTGGGTGGATGATGAAAGAATCGGTATGTTTATGACTTCTGAGGGGTTCGCCGTTGATGGGGTGGCCGGAATACACGATGTAGGTTGGATGATACCGCACATCTTGAAGAATATTTACGGCTTCAATCAAGAGCAAGGAGATGAGAAGCAATTGTTTTCTATGTTGTATGCGCCTTCACAGACAAAAGATGTTGATGTGGATGCGGCTAAGAAGATGTGTGAATTTTACAATCAGTCATGGGATTTAGATACTGATATTGAGATGGTTGATGAAGTAGTCCTTGCTTTACTACAACAAATACGGCCAGCAGAATCAGACGAATTTATGGGTAATGTCTTTGATTGGGGGGAATCGCATTGAATATCTTTAACACGCTACACAAATTCGTTCAAGATAACCATTATGTTGATGTGGAAGATAAGTTAGACATATTCATTTGTTCTATTGGTTCTCACATATTCAACACGCTAAACAAATGTAGCCGATGCGACTTCGATCCCGATAGCGCATTAGTCAATGTTGAAGAAGGAGATTTCGCAATAGAGAATTGTCCGTTGCGACACGCCAATATGCCGTTTTACACACCTATGGCTCAATTGCCGGACACGCGCATACACATACTAATTAGAGGCAACAAGGGTTCGGGTAAATCCGTTCTAATCAATCTGTTCTTAGCAGAACGCACAGGACTTCTTTATTATCAAAACTCCGATTTAGGAGAAGGGTTTAGAACAATGCTTGCCCCTAACTCATTGACCGAAGCAGGTATGTTCGGTTCTGTTGGTGAAGAAGGAGATATTTTAGGCCGACCTTTAGCGAGGGAAATGTGCGGCGGATTCTTAGGCTTTGAAGAATTTTCTTCCATGTCTGATGCCGCCAAAAAAGACCATAGCCTTGATATGAAAAACCAATTGCTGACTTCTCTTGATAACGGCAGGGTGCAGAAGGCCATGCGTAATGGGTGGGTGCGATACACTACACGCTACACAGTATGGGCTGGAACGCAACCCGCACGATTTGAGTTAGATTCGGGTCTTGACCGAAGATTCTTCATCATAGATATACAGATGACTCCCGAAAAAGAACGGTTGTTTAAACAGGCACAACACGCTCAAGCGAATACTTCGCCGGAAATGCGATTAGACATAGCCAATAGAACCATAGCGATTCGCACATGGTTTAGACAACGCATGGAACAGGCCGTAGCAAATCCCCCGACAGGAATTATATTCAACGATGATGTGATGGAGTGGATTGACCGACCCGATGTGCGCTCGTTTGAGGCGGATCTATTCCGCAGGATATGTATTGGTTATGCTATGATGCAGGAAGAATATGTTGGTGGTGGCCCTCTCATCGTATCACTTGACGATGATTTGAGGCGTATTCTCAATCAGTCGCTTGAGATGAGGCGAAGGGTGATGGATGCAGACCTTGAATTGATACGCACGACTTTTTGGATGAAAGACCTTCCAAAGTCGCAGTTAGTCAAGGAAATTAGCAGAATGATTACAAATGGCGACTATCAAATGGCTAAGGTGTGGATTGAAGAAAATCTTGAGGCTCGCTCATGGTATATGGAATACACACCAAAGAAAGCAGGGCGTGGTCGCAAAGGTATTACTTGCAGATTCGGCAATCCTGCCGAGCCTGTTAAGACTCAGAAGTGGGGTGAAAATAATGAGTAATATTAAGAGAGCGAAATGGAGTAGGAGTAAAGCCCTTGAATGTGCGGCACGATACCTTGTGGAACAAGGCAGACCAATGAGTGCCGCTACTGTTTATGATAACATGAGATACAAGAATGATTTAAGGTCGGGTGAAATTGGAAAATTATACAGGGTAAATAGAAGCGCACAAAATTCTATGCAGGTTGCGGCAAGGATGCAACGATGCCCTGCTTTCAAGAAAGAAAGAATAAACCCAAGAGAACCGTATGTATTCTCCTGCGACAAGGAAACTTATGATAAGTGGTGGCCGGAAGACCCACTAAGGGGGTTGAGCCGATGAGAACAAGGCGAGAAATAGAAGATCGAATGGTGCGTGAGGATGACCCATTCTCCGTTGAGGTTCTAAGGTGGGTTCTTGATGGCGGTTGTCCTATGTGTAAGCACAAGAACCGTAAGGAATACGAGATACAGATTCACACAGAAGAAGTGGGAACGCATTTCTTAGAAATCAAACATGGTTGGGCGGAAGGAACAATCGTTGAACACATGGAGAATCATATTGATTACGATCCGTCTGAGGCCGAACACATAGAGGATGCACGAAGACAATCTATCAACACATTAGATGCCGCAGAAGACATTGTAAATAGGATTCGTGGCTATCTTGACGAGTTAGAGGAAGAAAAGGAAGCGAGCGGCGGTGGTATCACATCAGAATTTGTAGCCGATGCCGCCCGTCTGATTGCACAGGCCAATTCAAGTCTAAAATTAGTGGGTCAATTGAAGAAAGAAATCGGTGTTGATTCTCAATTGCTTCTCGCGGAAGCACGATTGAATCAGATGAACAGAATACTCGTTGATACTTTGATTGAGCAACCCGAATTATTAGACCGTATCGAAAATAAAATGCGGTTGTTAAATGAACCAACCGTAATAGATGCTAAATTTGAGGTTAAAGAATGAAGACATGGCGCAAATCCTCAAACAAAACCCTATGGGCGAGGCCGATTTACGAACACGAATGGCCTAAGTTAATTCAAGCCATGAAGGAAGATGGGCTTCTCGCTATCATACAATCTGATGGTGTTAAGTGGTATGTCGGCGGCTACAAATTAACTGATGTGTCGGTTGCTGATGCGTGGGGCTTAAAACGAAAACAGATGAATAGGCTCAAGGATTACATCTTAGTTAATGATCCGTTTTTGAGGGATGAATAATGATTATTTTTTCTTCTGACCCCGAACCGTTCAGAACGGAAAATTGCATTGAGATGTATGGGGAGATAGACACATTACCAACGACACCAAATATAACCTTTATTTTACACGCAGATAATTTCACCGAGAAGAAGGCTAACGAATGGTTGCCGATTATCTCACACCGATTAGTGGTAATCACGGACAAATACCCTAAGTTATCTAAGAATCACGATGAGCGGATCGCAATTCATCCGAGCCTAAAGAAAAACAACGATGATTATTCACGCAGAATCAAATGGTTATTCGGTTGGACTGATAGACGAAGGGTGTATGAGCAAATCAAAGATATTCCTATGCCTCTTATGATGGCTTTTGTGAAAGAAAATGTGCATGATATTAACTTGCATCGTCTTTTTGCATCGTCTAATTTTGTTTTAGGTGAAGACAAGAGTAAATCGATCCTATCATACGGCATAAAACCGACAAACGATAGGATGAAATGGCCTAAGAAGAAGAAGAAAACAGAAGGTGCGCCCGCCCCATTCCGTTCTGATGATTTGTATTGGGATAAAATAATTACAAAACAGGTTGCAGTAGCCAATGAAGTTAGAGTGCTTAATAAGGACATACCATCCGTGATTAAAAAGCGGAAGGAGAGGGAAACTAAATGGCTGTGAGTATTACAACCGTTTTTTTATGTATGTTGTATTTTCCCTTAGCGGCTTTTTTGTATGGTTTATTAGGTGGCGGTAATTCATCTGTGGTGTATCACCCTACCAAAAATAATTACGATGAATCTATTTCCGAAGGTATGATGTGGTATTCTTTGGGTGATGAATAAAACTATTGAAATAACCACGACTGACTCTTAAATGTTATGAGCGCGAACAACCGGCGCATACGCCGGATTGTTGTTGATTTGTTGTGGGAACACGGCGAAAGCACGAAAGAGCGCATGGCTAAACTTTTGGCTAAACACAAATCCGTTAGGAACATACCATCCCCGCATTCTCTTTCGTCTATCTTGAGAAAGAATACGCAGGTTATCATTGTTGGATCGGAGAAAGTCGAGAATGCCGTTGGTGTGTCGGCTAAACATCTTGTCTATGATATTGACCGATACCTTGTGCGTGAAAAAGAGGACTTAATCTATACAAGAAGTCCGACTGTGATGACTCCTAAGCAACGAGAGGCGGCACAGAAATGTTCGTGTGGTAAATTGCGAGTATTTCCGCCGTATTCACCCGATATGTGCCTTCATTGTTATAGAAACCCCGAAAACGATTTTGAATAAAGATCACCGCAAAAACAGTTATAAAGTATAACTGCGAGGACTATATATGAGAGCGAAGACGATACCCCATGTCGAATATGAAATTTTTAACCACCTTTTAGATACGGTGGATATTGAGCCATTACGCCGCCGCTTGTGTCCGGCTGGCGATACTGTGGCTAAGGAACGATTTGAGAAAGGTTTTGAGTCGGCGGCTAACTTGATTAACAATTTATGTGAGCGAAGACTACACCGATTGCCGGAACAACACCCCGACTACAAGGAGAAGGGCGAATGAGGCAACACATCATAGACGGATCGACAATGAAGCGAATATGCGGAGATGATACACAGTATGGTTATGTGTCTGATGAAGAATATAAGACATGGGAAAAATGCCCTGTATGTTTTTCCGAAGGAAGGATAGTATTACCCGCAAGGCGTGTTAAAGCACATACTAATATACCGGAGAATGAGCCACAGGTTAAGACGGCATTATACTTGAGGTCGGCACTATGATACAGATATACAAAGATTGTTTTCCGTTGAGCATCACGCCCGAATCCTTAATTATCGGTGTGAGTAAGTTAGTATCATGCGTGATGAATGGGGCGATTTTATGAGCCACTTCATTTCATCCCTTGAGCAATCTTCGGGCCACCATACCCGACTCATGGAAATACTAAACGATGAATCGCTAACTATGAGCAGAATCACCAAAGAAGCGATTATACAGGCTATTTCACCCAACCCATCTTATGAGAATGAGGGGTTGGAAACGATAATCGAAGGACTCGATTTCCAATACTTACAGGGTATGTTATTGGGTCTTGTTATGTCGTTAGACATAGTGCAAATCAAACAAGCATTCACAACGCCTATGAGCGCAGAACAGAAAGATCTAATCAATCTCTATACTGCGGTCGAAGCGATATTGATAGAAAAAATTGGGGGAGAATTATGAGGGGGGTTTGGAATGACCGAAGTATGGTCGCAAAAATATAGGCCGAACAAATTAGAAGATATGGTGGGGCAACATCAGTTATTAAGTGAATTTGATTCACTTTTAGATGACGACTATAATTCGATTAAACCGAAATATGTAATGCAACACTACTTGTTCTATTCTCCCGAAGCGGGAGTCGGTAAAACTACATTGGCGAGAATCATAGCCGAGAAATTGGGAATGCAATTGTTCTCATACAATGCCTCAACAAAGCATGAGCGGGGTATTGACTTCGTGGAGAATGAATTACTCCCTATGAGCAGGAATGGTAATTATCGCCAAATCTATTTGCTTGACGAAGCGGATCAATTAACTCCTGCCGCACAGTCGGCACTAAAGGGCGTTATAGAAAACGCTCAAGGTTATTTTATTCTGACCTGTAATGATTTGTCTAAGGTATCTCGTTGGCTACAATCCCGATGCAGGACACTTAGGTTTGAGCCGATACCCGAAGACGAGATGGTTGAGAGATTATCCTATATCGCGGCACATGAAAATGTTGATGTTAGATTAGCAGACCTGCATACAATTGCTAAGGCTCACAAGGGCGACTTACGCAATTCGATAAACGCGCTTCAAGCATTCGCGGGTCTTACTCCCCGCGATGGCGACAGATTTTTGCTATCTCTCAAGCCACAAGAAATTGACGCTAATTCTTTTCTCAAGTCCTGCGTAGCCGAAGGCGACTACGAGAAGGCTATGACCTATATTGGCGACAGACCAATACGACAAACAATAAATTCCATATTTTCTTATGCGGTGAATAGCAACGCTAAACCTGCGGCCAAAATGAGAGTCATTGAGGCGGCGGTTCAGTCGGAACGGGATCTGCTTATCGGTGTTGATGAAGACATTGTGAAGCATAACTTTGTAGTGATGTGTTGCGATACATCACAGTTATATACCGGAGAAAATGCGGAGAGGATAACCAAACAAGGTGTATTGTTATGACCGAAGAAATGTTAGAGAAAGTAGCGAAGACTGTTGGTGTGTCGCCCGACACACTTAGAGAGAGAGCCGGTGAAGTGTTTGAAGCACAAAGCGCGGCTTGGCTTAACGCAGGTAAAACAGGAGAAGAAGCATCGGTGCTTGCTCTCCGTGTTGCCGCCCGCCAAATAGCCAATGAACAAGCCAAACTGCGAAGAAGTGGTGCGACCCTATACGAAGGAATGTTCGTTCATGTTCCAAAGGCTAAGGAATGGGGTAAAATCCTATACAACAAGATGCAGGGCCAATTGAATAATGCGACAGACGAAGTAAAGAATACTTTGATTGACGCTGGCCGCATCGTTTTGTTTGAAGATAACCACGATGGTTCTTTTACCCGATATGCGCGTGAGGATTTCTTCGGCGCATCCGAGTCCGAAGTATCAGACCTGCCGAGAGGAACGCAAAAGTTAGATGAAAGCACACACTATTACATTGTGTGGGATTCAAACAACCCAACCTTCCCATCCGGCGATAAGAATTTCAAGTATGGTGCGGCTCGACCACACGATGAGCGAGAGCGCACTTCACTATTCTTTGGTCGCCCTCAAGGATCGAATGGCGATTGGATGCCTATTACCATTAAGGGTAGCGGCAAAGAAGCCGATGTGCAATTCCCGACCTTTACCACAGGAACAATCGGTGTGCGCCCATCAAGAGATGGTATGACCGGCTACCTAACGAGAGTATCGGACTTCACGGAAGATGAGAGCCTAACTTCTCTATTCCCTTCCGACCCATTGACTCTAATGCAGGAGTATTTGCCGGAAGACTTCTTAGTATCTCTTGATTCGTTGGGTGAATACTACGATAACTTCAACGGTAAAGACGGCTGGTGGGATAGGATTTGCTCTCTTGTAGCAGAAGTAATCCACATTGACCCGCGAGATAACGGCGGATTTATTCTTGTCTGTTCAGACCCCGATATTACTTCGCTCGCAGAACCGGTTGATGTTTATGTTCCGGCCTCACAATCACATTTGGTTGATTTCGCGGTCGGCACTAAGGTTCTATTGACCGGACAGGCATGGCGAACCCGCGAGGGTGATGACCGCATGAGCGTCAATGGTTGGTGGGCTTTCGATAAGATAGCACCTATTGTTGCATCACCCGATGTTGAAGACGAGGGGTGGGATGCGTGAGCGGTTGGGGTCAAGCGGCCTCCACCGCCGCACCTGCTAAGTCCGAAGCGACTTCTCCTAAGCCTATCTATGGCGAGGACTACTACCGCCAAAGATTCGCTAATGTTCGATCTCAATCTGTGCCTGTGAGAATGGCTCTCGTTGGTGCGGAAAACACCGTTAAGACGGGTTCGGCATTATCTCTTTGCGACACAACAAAAAAGGTCGTCATTTTTGATATAGACAATTCCGCTAAAGCGACAATAGATCATGTCTATCCCGATAACGATAATATTATTTGTATTCCGTTGCACGATGAAACCGATGATTCAATCTTCAACGAGGATAACACAGTAAATTATACTGCGCTTCTCGACAAATTGAATTTTTACATCAACATTCTCGCTGATGATATTAAGGCCAATCCCGATGACTACGATGCAGTAATCCTTGATGGCGGCTCAACATATCTAAAGTGGTGCGAACACGCTATGACTGATTGGTTGATGAACCGCTCTAAGAATCCCGTAAATGTGGATGACGGAGAGAAATTCAATCAAGCCGAATGGCGAGTTAGAAATAAATTGTTCCGAGATACAATTAGCCGAATCCACAGTCTGCCGGTTGCTAAGGCATTCTTTACCTTCCATCTAAAGAAGATTCAAGAATATATGGATGACGGCACAGGCAAAAAGGTTCTAATGACCGTTGGTGAAAGACCGGAATGGGATAAGGGAACGATGAGATACTTTTCACAACAGATTTTCCTAACTCGATACATGAAGAAGGCAGATCCAGCCGCCGGAGTCAAGGGTGATAAGACTCTTGCAGACGGCCAATGGGTAGTCAAGGGAACGGTGGAAGAAATGAAGGGTCAAAACATGGAGTATGTTGGCTCAACCCATACTATTCTATCTGTTAAAGATGGTAATGTTGAATGGAAGGGCTATCCTTTTGCGTGGTGATTACATGGCTGATTATTTCGTTTGTGCTACTGATAGTGGCTTGAGTATGATTGCTTACGCCGAAGTAGCGGCTATCACCAGCCGAAGTGTTGGTTCTTCTGTGAGATACGATATTCACATGAAGTCCGGCACTATCTTTACCACATCAGACATAACCCAAAGACTCAAGGAGATGATGGAGAATGCAGATTAAAATTGACCGTAATAATTTAGTGCGCCTTCTCAAGAAAACACAACGGCCACAAACCGTTGCGGGCAAAGCCATAGATCAAGTCTATGGTTGTATGTTGTGCGGTCATTTTTTACATGATTCAATTCACACGGTATCGTTAGTGAAGGATGGCGTTACTTCTGTTGCTACCTTTTGGGAAGTGGCCGATATTGACGAAGGCGTTGTTTCGATTCCTGTTCCTAACATTAACGATTTGTTGGGTGTATTGTCTATGCACAACACCCCTGTTAATCTAAAATACACAGACGGAAAACTTCGTATCAAGTCGGGCGGCAAACAGACTACTTTAGCGGTGTCTGAGAATGCTTTAGCATTCCCGCATTCACCGGACTTGTTGAAGGAATGGTATGAGAAGTCTAAGAGGATAGCCGATAAATTCCATATTGACGGCGGCGATAAACAGACACCTTATCCCCAATACACTAAAAATGATGGTGAGGTTTTAGCACCCGTATATTCCTCAACCATTTCAGCGAATGTTCTCTATGAGGCATTAAGATGTGATGGGATTAACGGACAGAAGTTAAACAATTATACCTTTAGATTCGCTGAATCCGGCCTATCTGTTCAAGTCGGCAACGAATTAAAGGGGATGACTGAAAGCGTTATTCTTGATACGAAGTTAGGATCTTTCACACCCGAATACACAACCACCGTTAATGGCGGTCTTGAAAATGTGTTGAAGCACATGGATGGAGAAATTGTATTATCACTATTTGACTTTAGCGAGGCGGGCATGGGTTATCCTTTGGTGATTACTGCTAAGAATGGAAGTAAAGACCATGCTTCACAGGAGTTAATCTATCAAGCGGCTAATTTGGGGGAATTAAATTATGTCCGTTGAGTTAATTAGAATAGATGATAATACCGTTAAGGGTATCATAACAGACATTGGATCGGATGAAATCTCATGGATTGACCCCGACACAGAATACGAATACAGGGCGAAGTTGGTTGTCGCAAAGCGAGAGCAAGACCCGATGTATAGAGATAAGGAGTGGCTTTATCACCATTATGTTGAGAAGGGCTTATCTATGTCCGACATATCAGAAATGTTTTGGGTATCTCCTATGGCTATATACAAGTGGCTTAAGAAGCACGACATACCTACCCGCCCGCGTGGTGGGGGTAATAGGTTTGATAATTGAAAACATAAACGGAAGAAATGTTGTCGTTAGGCATAGGGATGAAGACGGGAAAAGAATAATCACTAAATTAAGTGCCTTCCCCTATTGTTTTTTGCGAGAGGAAGATACTAAACAATTAGATGTATTGATAGACATAGTGGCTATCGAACACGGTTTTACAGGTCTTTACGGCGAAGCACTAAGCAAAGTATCTGTGTATCACCCAAAGGATATACGAGCAATTAGAAACAATTTCCAGCACACATGGGAAGCAAACATACCTTTTGTTAATCGTGTGCTTGCAGATCGAATCAACAACGGCGAATCTCCTATCAAGAATTACGAACACCGTAAATGGTATCTCGATGCCGAGTGGTGTCCGGCCACAGGAAGATTAAGGGTTATTGTTGTTTATGATTCCTTCACCGGAAATGAATATGTGTGGGCGGTTGTTCCGCCGACACAACAGACTCAATGGCCTGTTAGTTATACTAAGGAATTAGGCGATTATGAATATGAAATACCCGCTAAATTATTCTTGTCCGAGTCGGCCATGCTAAAAGACTTCGTGCAACACATGAAAAAACAAGACCCCGACATAATCACAGGATGGTTCGTTGTCGGTGCAGACATTAAGCAATTTATTACTCGCTTAGATGCTAACGGTATTGATGCTCGCTCGCTATCCCCTATGAATCGGCTACGCTATTCATACAAGGATTGGGCGCAACCGATTGTCGGCGTGAATTGTATTGACTTGATGGTTGGATTCTCTAAATTGTGGGAATTGAAGAATGGTAAATTGCCTTCGTATGGGTTAGGTGATGTGGCGCAAGAAGTCTTAGGTGAAGCGAAGGTCGAATTACCCGATGGGCACGACACATACCATACCGATTTCCCGCTCTATGTGCATTACTGCCGACAAGATGTGAGGCTTTTGCCCCGCCTCGATGAGAAAGTAAATGCCCTTGATTATTACACGGCATTACAACACTTAGTCCAATGCGATATACGCTCAACACCATTTATCACGAAGATGTTTTCTTCATTGGTGTTAGCAGATCCGTTGTTCGACAGGAGAATACCAACAAGCCCGCAATTTGAGAAGGTGGATTATGAGGGTGCAGATGTAATGGAAGTCAATGCTGGTCTGTATGAAGGCGTGGGTATTCTTGATGTGAAGGCCATGTATCACAGTAATGCTTCGATGCACAACATATCGTGGGATTCTCTCGATGAGAACGGCGTTGATTGCGGCAACGGAACAAAATTCTCAAAAGAAAATAAGGGTCTTTTAATTAGACAGATGGATTACATGACTAATCTTCGCAATAAATTCAAGCAATTGATGAAAGATGACCCACAGAATTATTCTCGTTGGGATTGTATGCAATTTGCCTGTAAATCTTTAGTAGCCTCTATGTATGGTGTGTGTGGTGATTCTAAGTATGGAATGTATCACCCCGAAGTGGCGGCGGCTATCACATTTACATCAAGACAGACGCTATACAAATTAAGAAAGGTTGCAGAAAAACAAGGGTTAGAAACTATTTACGGACACACAGACAGTATTTTTGTGCGGGGTCAGATTTTTTGCCCGCATGATTCGGGTTATAACGGTAAAATACGCGAGATAAACGAAATGATGCACCCAATAGAGGTCGAATTTGAAAGATACTGCGACCGTATGATCTTGATGGCTAAGAACCGTTATGCAGGTAATGTATCGTGGGAGAACGGTCAATGGCTTGACGAACCTAAACTTTATGTTAAGGGTATTGAATTGAAGCAATCAAGGATGCCGGAGATAATGAAGGAGTCAATGAAGACTGTTCTTCAAGTATTGGGTGGTGCAGAAGAAAGTTATGTATCGTCTTCGTTAATAACTTTGATTGATAATGTATTAACTGATGAAGAACCGATTGAGAATCTATGTTTGAAGGGCAAACTTGAGCGTGAATTACACGAATACAAGGTGCTATCCGGCTCGTCAGCCGCCGCTAAGTGGGCTAACGAAACCATAGGTAAAAATTACCGTAAGGGTTCTTTCTTCTCCGTTGCTTTAGATAAGTCGGGTAAATACATAGCATTCGATGACCCCGATGATTTACAAGGCGTAGCCGAAATCGGCAGGAGAAGGGTAGCCGAGAAATTTATCTTCGATAAGGTATCTCCTTATTATGAGGTATTGGGTTGGGATAAACAACCGTTAGAAAACGCATTGAATGGAGTTAGTGAAGTAGCATGGATATAGATTTGAGATTAGGTAATTGTCTTGATGTATTGAAAACGATGGATGATAATTCCGTTGATTCTATCGTTTGCGATCCGCCGTATGGCTTGTCGTTCATGGGATCTAAATGGGATTACGATGTGCCGTCTGTTCAGATATGGCGAGAATGTTTGCGTGTGTTGAAGCATGGCGGTCATCTGTTGGCTTTCTCCGGCACACGAACCTATCACCGAATGGTAGTTAATATCGAAGATGCAGGGTTTGAAGTGAGAGATTGCATTCAATGGCTATATGGAAGTGGATTCCCAAAGTCATTAAATGTCGGCGGCGGTTGGGGAACGGCTCTCAAGCCCGCCAATGAACCGATTTGTCTTGCTCGTAAGCCATTGATAGGAACGGTGGCCGAGAATATTCTTGAGTATGGAACAGGGGCTATGAACATAGATGAGTGCAGGGTTGGTGATATAGTGCAGGACACATCGAAAAACGGAAGAAGTGCTGATAAGCACAAGAATACCGTTTATGAAAGCGGCTTGAAAGAGGATTTTGAAGGGGAAATTACCGTTGGTCGCTGGCCCGCTAATGTGATATTTGACGAAGAAGCCGCAGAAACATTAGAAGAATCACGGTTTTTTTACTGCGCCAAAGCCAACAAAAAAGAAAGAGAGGCTGGTCTTGACGCATTAGAAACAAAACTATTCGGACAATCCGGCGGCGCACAGGCGGCGTTAGGCCGTGAGGAAGGCGAATACGACAAGGATTCAGTCGGCCTTAATACTATCAAAAAGCGTAAGAATAATCATCCCACAGTAAAGCCTGTTGATCTGATGCGGTATCTTTGCCGCCTAATCACACCGCCCGAAGGCATAGTCCTTGACCCGTTCATGGGTAGCGGCACGACAGGCATAGCCGCTTGTCTTGAAGGGTTTAACTTCGTGGGTATCGAATTAAATGAGGATTATTTAGAAATAGCCCGCCATCGAATAGCACATTGGGGTGATTATGAAATAACAGAATCAGATACATTGATTCCCCAAAAGCGGATAACGGAATGGTTATAAACCAAAGAAAGGAGATGAATTTATGGAGTCAAGTTATATCCCACATACTGCGCCATACTTACGGGTGGCTAAGTCATCATACATGACCTATGTAAAATGCCCCCGTCAGTATTATTGGCGATACTGTGCCGATTTACCACGCATACCACCGACTGATGAGATGATTAGAGGAACGGATATTCACACAGTTATGGAAGACGGTTTGCTCGGCGGCGTTGATGCTCTTTGGTCTAAAGCGTCTGAATTAGGTTATGAGGAAGATGATGGCGTTTTCGCTATGTCTGAATTACTCCACGCAATAGCGACAGATCTCGGCGGATTAGAAGTGGTTGAATGCGAAGTCAAGCACGAAATCGCAGAAGAATATAACGGGCAAAAAATAATGTGGGTTGCTATCATAGACGGTGTGCTTAGACACCCCGATGGTGGCTTGATTCTTGTTGAATTGAAGACAGGCAACATGAATACAGGCAAACTCGGCAGGACACGAAAGGAATTGGCCTTCTATCGCAGGGTTCTATCCCTGCACCCCGAATACGAGAACGAAGAAGTATCGCACTTCCTTTACATTACGCCGGACTACATCGTGCCGGAAGTGTATTCGGCAGACAAATTACTCGATGAGATTAACAAGCGTGGTAAAACTGTGTGGTTGGGTTCTGAATATGGCGTTGCTATCATGGAACAGGTGTCCTCAAGGACTACAAACGCTTTTGAGAAATCACTAAAAACAACGATAGAAAAACTCCTTACTGAAGACTACACTATGAAATGGAATGATTACTTCTGCACGACATGGTGCGACTTTCACCTATCGTGCGAAGAAGAAATGCTATTTGGAGATAAATTATTTGGAGATGAAAACAATGGATGATGAAAGAATAACTGTATGTGCTGGTTGTGAAGACGCGGGTGTATGGGTTGATGAGCGCGTTGTGTATCGCGTGACCGGAGAAGAAGGATCGATACCCGAACAAATACTGCTTATCACTTGCGAATGCGGCCACGAACAAGAAGCATAGGTGGTGATATGTTGTTTCCGCGAGAGATAGGTCTTAGGCGTAGCCTTTGCACTAATCAGAATGATTTTAACCGTTATATTACTTCGGTCAATGGTAAATCATCCTGTTATACATCTCTCTATTTCTATGAGAAAGCAGATCCCCGCCGTTCATGGCGGGCCGATACCGAGTCGGTAGTGATAGATAAAGCGTGGTGGGATTTTGATATTACAGACGATACCACCTTTGACGATGTGCGCTCAGATGTGGGCGAGTTAGTTAATCGTCTTGAGGGTGATATTAGGATTGTAGCCACAGGGCGAGGATTTCATGTTTATCAATTCTTTGACCGACCTGTTCATGGAACAGGGATGGTAAAACATCTCGATAGATACCAGCGAGAAATCTCTAAGGGGTTGAAGACCTTAGACGGCGTAGGTAATCCATCTAAACTCACACGCATACCGGACACATACAATCCAAAGCGGGGTAGGTGGGCGGTAAATATAGACCCCGTATTATTCAAGCAAGACCCTATGGGCTATGCTATCCCTAAACAACCAATTCCCTCTCTTTCTAAGCACGATCCGTTTAGAGGTTCTGAACCAAACGGAACATTCAGTCTTGTTAGGTGGGCGGCTACTAACCCTTTGCCTGTTTTACCCGTTCTAACGGCGTTTGAGGGCGACATTGGCGGTTCGGGGGATATACCCCTGCCCCCATGCTTAGAACGCGCTATACACGAAGAAAATCCACGCCATTTTACACGCATATTTTTGGCTACCCACCTTGCAGAAAACCTGCGTTGGTTTGCTAATCCCGACTCCCTAACTACCGAGCAAAAGGAGATGATTACTTCGGAGATTATTTCATTCATAAGTAAATTGGGTTGGCGTGATTTCAACGAGGGTGTGAGCCGAAAACATATTAAATCAGTCATTGGCTACGACAACACCCCCACTTGCGCCAAAATACAATCCAACGGTTTGTGCATGGGGTCTTGTTGGCGTGATGATGGAACATTGAGATGATTAGAATGCAGATATTAGGAACGATAAAGACTTGCTTTTGTGGATGGACCGGAGAGGTTGGCGTATTGATGCAACACGGCAAACCAATATGCCCCGCTTGTTTTAGAGAATTAAGTATGATGAGATGTGAAGGTTGCTCAGACTAACCCTTCATATATTCATCATTATTTTTACGGGTCATGTTGATAGTGGATGACCGAGAAAACGAGGTCGTCATAAATAAAATAATGGCTAAATTAGGTGATGCTGATGCTAAAGGCGGCAAAGCCAAAGTCAGACGATTAACTGCGGCAGACTATATCATAGGCAATCGTGGTATCGAGGCTAAGGAAATAAATGACCTTTACCGTTCTATTCTCGGCATGGGAAGGACACGGACAATCTTAGATCAATTGAGAGATTTAGACGAGGAATTTGACGAGCCTATGCTTGTCGTCTATGGAACAACCCTCAAGCCCTATGTGCGAGGTAAAATGACTAAGCGAGATTACGCTATCGAAACCGCTAAGATGAAAAAAACAATCCTTTCTTTTAAGCAGACCTTCTATCAAAGATTTCCACGAATCAAATACATGGAATTTGCTACGATGGAAGAATTTGTTGATTTCTTAGCGGTGTCGCACACACAAATGGAAGTAGTCAAGAAGGCTAAACAACCACGCCCTGTTGCTGGAAGGCCGCTCGATCCGAGAGTATCGGCACTAACACACATACACGGTATTACACCGGAGAGGGCGGAAGCCGTCTTGAAGAAATTTGGTTCGATACCCAACCTTCTTCTCAAGAAAACCACACAGAAGGAATTGATGGAGATAGAGGGAATAACCCGCACGATGGCGAGAAAAATACTCGCTCTTAGAAATGATTACTCAAATTGAGAAAACTTATTCGATTGCGTTTCTGCTATAAATGCAGATCTTCTTTGGTTTAATTTCACATCATGTATAACAACAGAATGGTTTGAGTTATCATTACCGACTCCCCGCCTTCTGTAAATCCTTACTCTTAGGTTATTACCAATCGTTCCTGCACCGTTCAAAGTCTGCGTATCAATAACGCTTATTGTTTGTTTATTCACGCCACTTTCTAATTCGACAAAACCGTTTAGCGTTGCGTTGGTTTCTATACACCTTATTTCAGCATAAATAATTGCTTTTCCTACAATATTACTATTTGGTCCGTGTGATAAGTTAAGAGATAAGCCGACTTCATTAGTGATTACATCAGAAGACACTACGAAATCTCCGCTTATTTCTGATGTAGTGGAATATGCCGCATCAACATTAAAGTTAGAAGCGGATAAACTAAATCCGTCTGCCGTTTTAGTTGCTGATCCATCAGAAGGAGAAAACTTAGATGTTGCGTTTAGCGAAGAACGGATGGCCGAAGGTGCTACCTGTGGCTTCTTTTGACCTAAGATACCAAAATTACCTTGAGGGGTATAGGCATCCCCATCAAGAGCCATCCTACCTTTTATTTTTGAAAGGAAATTAGGGCTAAATTGATTCACGCTTAATTGCTTTGTATATTGTGTGGCGTTTCCACCATCCCTATTACCACTACCAGCGTCACCGCCGCCTTCGGGGTTTTGTTTGTTTGGGTCATCTTCTTCTCCTACTACTCCATCCGGTGTTGAGTCAAGACCAGCCGATGCGCCCGATTGCGAACCTGTAGGTTCTGTATTTCTTGGCTGATGTATATTCGATGGGAATGTTGGGAAAAGATAGGAAGTAATGCCGCCAGCAGACAACGATTCATCACGCTCTAAATCTAAGACTACATCTTCTATTTCCCTGCCTCTCACCGACCAATCTATGCGGCGTATAACCATTGTTTCATTGTTAAGACCTAAACCTGCATCAGTATATTTTACATAAGTTGCTGGAACATAATTATAATCATAAGTAATATGGACTCTTGGTGCATACCATTCCGTTCTATCATCTGCAAATGAAGACATTTCTGTGTATTTTCTCATGCCGAGAGGGAATATGCTATTTGTGTTATATGGAGAACCAAAAGAAGTTATGCCTGTAATATCGTGAGCATTCTTTAGAATGTTAGCACCGGTTGGGTCGCCGCATCTGTGGCGCAACAAAGCCCTGCAATAGTCGGCGTTAAACGAGATAACAATAGAGCCGTCATTCAGTATTCCGTCAGCATCATAACTGTCCGGCACTTTGATTTCATAGAATCCGCTTTGAACCGCATCAGCCTTTTCATAGCCGTTAGTAGCAAGACTCGCAACCATTGTCGGTGCGCCGCCACCTTTTGCGCTACTGCTTGTTGAATAACTGTAATCGTAAAGACCGATTGTGAATTGTGCATCGTCAATTGTTGTGCCGCCCGAAAGATGAACCGCTACTTTCAATTCCTCTCCTGTTGTGTCGCTAACTAAAGGACACTTAGAAGGCACATGGACTATTTGCACCGCATGAGCCAATGAGTTAGCACCATAGAAATAATAATTATCATCATAATTTATTGTGCTACTACTACCAGCAGACGCAGAATTGCCGTATCTGTTGTATATGTCTGTCGAAGTCTTTAGGTTGCCGTTTAGAGCGTTAGCCATACCTGTGAAGGGCGCACCACCAGCCGCAAGGGAAGTCCATGACGAACCACCGGCTATGGCGTTATTGTAGCCCTGTATAGCCCTGTATGGGTCTGCTATGTAGCCATACCTACCATGTGTTAACATTAAGTCGTCTGTGCTTGCATCTCGCATAGGTGTGGCCTTAACAGACAATCTCGATTCTTTCAATGAATCATAAGCCTTCTTAGCCACAGATAATGCTTCAAGATCACCATTTATTTCGGGGTATTCTAATATCTTCCATCGTGTCGTATCGGTAAGTGCCGCTTCGGGGTAATCAACAAATGATTGTCCGTTTCTATAATACAACCTAACATGAGATACTTGACCTGCTACATTTGTTTTAAGGTTATTTATTTTTATGTTATCTCTCGATAAATCATGGCCGGAATTGTATTTAGGTCTGTATTCGATTCTTCCATCCCTACCTGCTAAGTAAGAAAATGTAGTCGGTAAACCATTGTTATAACCAACACCCGAACCATCTTTTATTTTCTTTATCGTTCCCCACAGGGTTTTACCCCTGCTATCAACAATTGATCCGTATGAATCGTTGCTTGTCTTGTCGTTGTATGTAGTCATGTTTGTGGTGATAGGCACATTGTTAATGTCGAATATAACAGGTAGTCTTGTTTGCGGCATCCATGTTTGCATAAGTCCAGCATTCCAAAGCAAGCGGAATTTGTCGCTATCCCAATAAGAACCCATGTTAGGTGAGCGCACGAAGCCGTCAATATCCATTATTAACCTTAATAGATAAAGAGGGGCTAAAGAAATACTAACAGTTAGCGTTCCATTTGTTCCACTAATAGAAGAATTTACACACCTTTTACTATGGGTTACCGTTGAAAACGCATTTCCTATTTCGTCAATCAATTCTGAGGGGGTCATGTTATACGAATCGGCTATATCAACAGTAATTACATCATAAAGTTGTGTCGGTATTTCGTAATTATCTCCACTACTCCAATATGCCTGTTCATGGACTCTTAAATCCCTCATGTCGCTTACTTTGTGAAAACCTGCCGTCATATCCCCATCCCTCATACCCAATATATCAGACTCGGTGTAATACATTAAATCAACAGTTAATTGTGTTTCGCTAACTACAGATCTAACTCTAAACATTAAACTCAATGAATATACCACACCATCAACAGTATAGGTTTCATTAGTAAGTGGGGTTGTTGTATTCTTAATACACATACCAGCCTTTACTCCATCTGTTACAAATGTTGCTGATGAATCGGTTAATGTATAATACTCCACAGTTGCCGCCTTACCCGTTAATGTGCCGCTAACAGAAGATGATAATTTACCATCCCATGTAAAAAATCTATCAGAAGCGGTTTGTTGTCTTGTTGAATCTGATGTTACTAAAGTCAGTCTTCCAAAGCCGCCGTCTTCGTCAAAATTAGTAATAGCATCAGAAGGAATTTCGATAAAGAAATCGCCTATATTTACATCTGCTTCTAAGACAAAGGGTTCATTTATTATGTAATTGTAATTTGGGTGGGGGGCGTATGGTGTGCCGGTTCTTAGAGGGCTGGAAAGCATTTCCGACCAATAGTTATCAATAAGTGTGGGGTAACCCTTTATCGTTGCTACGAAATCCCCTAAGTCTGTTCTTCCGCCAGCAAATTGCCCCGTCTTACCACCATTAACCAAAGTGTTCATATTGAAAAACTTAGAGCAATCAATCACCAAAAATGATCCCCCTTTGTCTTCCCAATCTTGATATTGTGATAAGTCTTGGTCGCTTCCTGTGGTGGCGCAGTAAAACGCGCCGCCGGTATTAGTTGTTGTTGAAATGAAATCAGTATCTAAGTCAAAATGTGTATTGCCCGATACCGCCGTTACCTTGTGTAACCCATCGTGGTTAAGTGAATTTATAATATGGATATAATCATTAGCCACTACACTTCCTGTATTGCTTGTTGTAATTCTTAATTTACCGCTATTATCTTGAAGGGCTGATACGGCCACAGAATTAGTGTAATCTGCTGGTTTAGAAAAAGCACCATTTGTTGATGGGTCATTTTTTGAATTGATATTCCAAATGTCTAATTCTTCTCCTATTTTTAAGTCTGTAAATTTATCGTAATTACCGTCTAAATCAGTATCTTGATCTGCGTAAAGCATAGATACTTCGTAGTTATCACTTGTAGGATAAATAAGCCCAAAATCTTCTTTTCTATACCCACCATCTGCATTCGCTTTACCATTGTTTCTCATATCCGACCAAAGCAACCAAATGTGTTTGTAGTCATTACTTATGTTGCAGATATGAACCTTAGTGTTAATACTCGTTCCCAATTCACTATAACTCGTTGCATGGGATTGTGAAAGGTATTCACAACCAATAAGATAATAATTACCGCCGCTTTGAACCTTACCTTTGTAAATAAATTTATCTCTAATTTTATTTTTTTCTAATCTTCCTTTATCTTCTATTTCTGCGATACCTGCCGTTGGTATATTATTAAATTGAGTCGAAGTAAAAGACACCCTAACTGTTGTCGCACCGGAAGTATTTATTGTTGCCCCTAAATCGGCGGATTCTGAAGGGCTATTTTGTATGTCGCCAAAGTGATATTTGAACCAAAGCGATTTAGGCAAATCTCGCATCCAAACCGCATGAACGGGTTTGCTATCTAAACCTTTATCGTTTGTGGTAGGTATGTTTGTGGTTCGGCCTCTATCTGTTGAAAAGGCCGCTCTATCCGTTCCGTCTTTTAATCCCGTATTGCTTGTATATGTTCCAAACTCAGAACCCACATCGTCATATAATGTAAATGTGTCTGCTACCCAAAGATAAGGAGTTGTTGAAAATGTCGAATAATAATTCTGTATTCTTGTTACCTTTTTTATTTTATGAAAACCACACAACGCTTGAGGGCTAAGTAATCTATCTGTTCTTGTTCCGCTTGTGCTTAAATCAAAATTAGAAATATAGATTTTATCATTTGGTAATAATTGGGGGTCTGCGTCAAACGCAATAGTTAAATTTCTTCCGGTCGGATCATCTGAACGAGGATAAGAAGCGAGAGTCGCTTGATAAACCCCTCTTTCGATATAACCAGATGTATTTATATCTGCCTTAATCCTTCTAAATTTACCCGAACCGGCATAAACAATTTTAGCGGTTTCCGGTGTATATGTTCCTGTGAAAGTAGCAGTTTGGTTTCCGTCTTCTGTTCCTGTTGTAGTTATAAACCCATAAATAGCATCATGGTTTTCAGAATTAACTATTGTTAAAGCATCTGATGTGGTGTAACCCGGATTACCATTAAAGATTATTTTTAATGATGGAGTATATGGTATTCCGAGAGAGTATTCTTGCCCGAATCCTAAAATACCTGCCGCTTCATATTCCGTTTCTATATTATTAGGCCCATAATCAGAATCCTCATTGTTATACATTTGGATTGGGTGTGCGGTGTTTAATTTTAACCGTTGGTTTTTTAATTCTTTGTAATTGTTATCAACATCAAATCCAACGGAATTATCTAATGTTTGTAAAGGACTTGCACCTAAATTCATTATGTCTTTCATACCTTTTGCGTCAGATAACCAATATGGAGTTTGCATTTCATCATCGTTCAATCCTTTTTGCCCTACTTCCCATAACGGGATTTGTCTATCGAGTAAAGAAGTCTTGTCCGTTGCCTTTAATTTGATTAAACGGTCTTTTGTTTCTTGGCGTATATCCATGTCTTCGACAACACCCATCCATGTTGGTCTGTCTATTGTATGTGTTTCGTTTGTAAATCCTCTTGTCGGATTCGTAAATAACAACAAGTAAATATCTGATATAGACGACCGATTAAAAAGAGATATTAAATCGTGTGCGTAATCATTACTATTAACGCCAATATTTGCCCCACCTTCCGGCGCAGGTTCGTCTTCTATGGATAATTCAAAAGATGAAAAACCATTGACCGGTTGAACCATTCTCATTTGTTTTAATGGTGGTAATTCCCTTCCATCGGGGTGATCTGTGAGCGGCCTACACATAGCGGCTCGGTCGAGCATTAGCACACAATTTACATTTGTTTGTGATGATGCGGGTTTGACTTCCATTTCCCAACCATACATATTAGCCGCCGTTGCGCTCGTTAAAGCGTAGCCCGATGAATAAGAGCCGCCGAGAGAGTTTGTTGAAGTTACTTCTGTTCCGTCTTGATAAACCTTAAATTTACTGTTGGTATAATCGAGAACGAAATCAAGGTCAATCCAATGTGTTACTTCGTCTGTTTCTGTGGTGCTATTGCCGTATTTGAACGGGTGTGTGTTGTAAGAAGAAAGGTCAATCTCCCATTGGACTTTCGGTGTTCCGGTTAGCCCATCTTCAAGGTCTGTTCCTGCACCGCTTGTGTAGCCAAATTTGACCGTAGCAGTTGGTGTTAATTTACCCTCGCTTGCAGTAGCCCCGCTATATGCTCGCACCGCAAATCTAACTGTGAATACATCACCATCACCAACGCTATTCAAAGAACCATCATAAGCAATAGATGGGATAGACGAACCCTTTGACGAATCGCTGGCGTGGAATGATTGCACTACAAGGAATGGTTGCCCCGATGGTGATTTAACGGGCTGGAATACATTTCGTGGGCTTTCGACTGTGCCGCCGTCTTTGTGTGCATATTCCACCGTTTCTCCCATCCAAACGCCCGCAAGATGCGCTCGTTGAACAAACCCTGCCGTCTGAGTATGAACCCCTGTGTCTTTTGTTGCGTTGTATGATCCCGCACCGTAATTCTTCATCGTGGCTCGGCCAAAGGTTGCGTCATCATCACCGAGAGGAACAATGTATTTTCCTAAAGAATCATGCCCGTTAGAAAAAAGAAGGTAGGCATCACTACCGCTTGCGTCAAATCGCCATTTGTTTCCGACATTTCCATCGGGATATTGTAATTGCGCTCGGCCTTCGTATTCAAGAGGTTTCTGTCTTATAGTGTCGAGAGATAACCATTCAAATGTTCCGTTATTTTGTAAATTTTTGGTTTCATCACTCGATCCAATTAGAGCAGTATTATAGCCGTTACTTTTATTTATTTCATTGTTAGACCAACGATAGCGGGGATTTAGAATAGCCTCGCCGTTCATCGGGTTTCCATAGTGTGTTTTATCCTTGTCGTATGCAACAGTAGCAGAAGGTGAATTGTCGTCATTGGCTATGGCTCTCGCACTTGCGAAGTCATCGTAATAGGTTGCTATCCAAGCACCATATTTACTATTGACTGTCCTTACCATAAGATCACACACTCGCACCGGAGAGGTTGATACCCCTTACTCCCGCTTCACTCTCTATCGCATCAAGAACGATGTTAGCCATCTCTCTTGTAGTCATGCCGTTGAAGTTATTAGTCTGTATAACTTCTGTGTTGGCTATAAATGTTTCAACGCCTTGTTGTTGTATTTGCTTTACTAATGCGCCCTGCACATTACCTGCCTTGAACCCAAAGAATAATTCTTCTCGGCTATTGTTA